GTTGAGGTTCTGTTATCAAACAGATCTCCTAATTGAAAAATTTCAGTTATATTATTCTCTTCCATATAAGGAAATATTTGCTTTTCAAATAAACTTAATTGGTCTTTAAGTGTGTCTATATTAAATCTTTTAATACCAAAGTGCGCATCCCCTATTACTATTAGTTTGCCGTTAATCTCTCTAGTTATTTCCTGCATTACCACTCCTTGTCGAATTCTTCAACTTCACTAATTTCTTCTAGAGCTTTTTCGGGTTCTTGTTCTTTTTTCTTGACTTTTTGAGTTTCTTCAGTTATAATAAGATGTAAACCTTTTAGAGTTTCTTTAGATGGAAAAGTAAAATTGCCTAACATTAAAGTAGAAGGTTTAATAATTCTTAAAGTATCTATCTTTGAGTTTTCTAAAATGGGCACAATCTTTTCTTCCATATCCCTAATATAATCTTCATAACTACTTGTCTTTTCTTCTTCAGGGGTAGTCTTTTTAATATATTTAATCTCTGAAATATTAGCGTTATTTGACTTTAAAATTTCATTAGAATCTTCTATATATTTTACGCCCTTTTCAATTGCTTCCTCAATATCTTTTAAAGTTCCATTAGATTTTATTTTAACAGAATATTCGTTTATAGGAATAATTTCTTCTTCTATTTTATTATCATTATTATAATGTTTAACCCCGTCTAAGTTTACTGATTCTAAAGAGATAGTATGTTTTAGAAATTCATCTTCCTTTTTTCTGATATTAATTATATTAACAAAGGCATTAAAACAAATTTGAGTTATATAAGCAAAAGCATTACTTTTACTGCCGGTTCGTTTACTTAAAAGTTCTTCATCAAAATTATCTAAATACAATAGAGTTTTTTCAATCGCATTACTAAAAAAGTCTGTTTTCCAGTTATCAGAATATCCACTAAAACTAGGCATTGTTGCTAAGTTTTTTATTATTAATAAAAGCATTTGGCCAAATTTTTCTTTAGACACTTCGGCTGTTAATTCAACAGTTTTAGCATATTCTAATAGTTGTTTGTCTGTAACTAAAGTTGCTGTGCTATTTTCTTCTATTCGTTCTTCTAAAGACATAATATAATCAGCTCTCTTTATTTCAAATGCTTTAAGTACTTGTGAAGCTTTTATTGGTGCTTCCAAATTTTGGACATATTCTATATTATACCTAATTGCTTCCTGTGCTATATCGTTTTGAAACTGAACTTTAGTTGCATCTTTTCTAAAACGATTGATTTTCTTCTGCGAATCGTAATCCCATTTTGCCCTAATTTCCTCTTCTGTTTTTTCTTCAATAGTTTTTAATTGATTACTATACTTTAAAAAATATAATTGAAATTTTAGTCCTGGTTCTGAAACAAATTCCCGAATAGAGACTTTTTTCTTTTTAGTCATTGGCTATTATCCTTTATGTTCTTTTCTTGTTATATTATACTTAAAAAATACTTAATATATATAAATAATTACAAAAGGAGATAATATGTCTAATAGAAACTTCACGCATAATAGCAATTTTACTTTTCAAACTAATCTTTTTGGAGATAATACAACTTACGGAATTCAAGAAGTTGCTTTACCTGGGATGAGCTTTTCTCATATTCAAATAGGCAGACAATCTGTTTTAGGTAATTTACAAGGAGATACCCTAAATTATAATGATTTAAGTATTAATATTATTATGGACGAAGAATTAAAAATCTGGAAGGAAATAGTAAGTACTTTACAAGATAAAATGAGAAGTCCTGATCAAGGTATTGGTAAACAAGTTGAGAAAATAGGGTTTCTAGAGATTCAAGATGACAATACACATAAGGTACTTAAATTAGAATTTCACGGAATGATGATTGAAAGTATAGATGATTTAAGTTATAATACCAATTCAGAAGACGATATTATAACTGTAGGTGTTAATCTAAAGTATGATTATTATACAATAGTTAATTAGTTTTAACATATATTAAGATAAACCTTTTAAGCTATCAGCGTCATCAAGTTTATATACGAATTTTGTATATTCCGTTTCTTTAAAATCTAACTCTTTATGTAATCTAAGACAATGTTTTTATTTATTTGGAACTTTCATAAAGTTTCCTAGTTGGAAACTTTAATAATTATCTTATATTCTGGTAAGTAAAGATACTCTAATTTTGATTTCTCTAATGTATATAATGCATCATCTATTGTTTCAACAAGTGGGTCACCACCTAAGTTAAAAGATGTATTAAATACTAAAGGAACACCAGTTTGATTTTTAAACTCTGTTATCAGATTATGATAATGCTCATTTTGGTCTTTTGTAACTGTCTGAATTCTACAAGTTCCATCAATATGAATTACGCTTGGAATTTTTTCTTCTACGCCTGGTTGACAATTAACAGCATACATCATATGAGGTGAGCTTTCCATTCCTCTTAAATCGAACCAATCTTTCGTGTCTTCTTTAAGTACAGATGCTGCAAACGGTCTAAAATATTCTCTATTTTTAATAAGATTTACATAATCTTTACCATCTTTAAAAGTTGGGTCAAACATTAAACTTCTGTTTCCTAATGCTCTTGGTCCATTTTCTGATTTACCCTGGAACATAGCAACAATATTTTTATCTCTCATAATTTTAACCGCATCTGCATAAGTTGCATTAGTATTAATAATTTTAGCATTTTGTACTTTCGCTACTGCATTTGCAATATCTTCATCTGAATAATTATATTCAAAACCGAAATATAAAGTATCACTTCTTTTTCTTACAGTTGTATCATTAGTTACCTTATGATATTGTGCCATAGCAGCACCAATGGCAGTTCCAGCATCATTTGAAATTGGTTCAACATATAAGTTAATACCTTCATCTTTTAATTGTCCTAAATACCAGTAATTAGCAACACAATTTAATCCATATCCACCTGAAATAACAACATTTTTATTTCCTGACATTTTAACCGCTTTTCTAATTAAATCAAGAACTTGTTGTTGAGATTGTGTTTGAACAGCATAAGCCATATCTCGTCTATTTTGAAGTAATGTAACATCTTCAACTTCTTCAAAAGGACCTTCTAATTCTTTATATTTATTTGCATTTACTAAAGCACCATTTGGATATGTAGGAATAATTAAATTTCTATTTGTACTTGTCCAAGCGGCTAATCCATCTTCATTATGATAAATTTTTGGAATTTTTAAGTTCTCTTTTCCATAAGGAAAAAGTCCCATTGTTTTACCTGCTTCTATAGGTTGCCATCCACAATATTGGGTAACAGCTTCATAAGCTTTTACAATACCTGCACTTTCATTTATAACTGTTTCACAACCTTTATTATCGGTAAATCTGGCACTACCAAACGGTCCTCTTCCACCAATATGAGTATAAATTTTCTTAAACTCTGCTGGATAAGCACACTCAAATATTGATTCTGTTTCCCATACTGTTTCTTGACCCATTGATAAAAATGTTCCGGCTCCATCAACGATTAATGAAACTGCTTTTTCAAAACCACTTCTATAAAAAGCTACTGCTGCATGCTGTTCATGATGATTTTCATGAACTTCAATTACTTTTTTATCTATATCTTTTTCATTTATAAGTCTTAATTTTCTTATAAGAGCTTTATAAACAGTATCTCCTGAAAAATCAGTATGAGAAGTATCTTCTTGTGTATGAGAAATCACCAAATAATCTAATTTATCCGTATAATCTAAAATTTTAACTATAGAAGCATAAGGTCCACCATCATATTTTTTTCTTGATAATCGTTCTTCTTCTATACTAAAAACAACTTCTCCATCTTTTAGTAAACAAACTCCACCATTATGGCCTCTTGCTATACCTGCGATATATCCTGTTTTATTCATTTTTATCCTTTTTTATTACTAAGTCTATTATATAATAATCTTAGTTAATTTTTTATTTGCAACATTTTCTCGTATCACATTTATTTGATGTAAAATTTGGAATTTTACTATTATTAAAAGTTTCTTCGATATTTTTAGAAATTTCTTTAATATTATTGTCAGTCACTTTAAAGCAATTTTCATTATTCATATCCACCCTTGTATCTTGCAATATTCTAATTGGACTATATTCTCTATTTTCTTTTCCTAAATCAATAATATTGTAATTTTTTGCGCCAGAATATCCAACATTTTCTGGATATGTACTACCAAAAATTACAGTACAAGGTTT